GGGGCGACATACTTTCACTCAAAATCAGTTCGACCGTCCTGGACTCGTAGATTAACATACACTGTAACTATTGGACGACACGTTTTTTATTCTCAGTAGGTGACACTATATGACTGACCTTGTTATTAATAAACTGAATCCACAACAGTTTTTTACTCAAATTAATGAAATTGTTGCAAATCTCAAATGTGATTATATCGACGCCGTCTGTCTCTATTGTGAAAAAAACAATATTGAAATAGAGACAGCGGCGTCTATGATCAAGGGTAACATGAAAATCAAGTCGCACCTTCAACTTGAGGGTGAGCAACTGAATATGCTACCTAAGACATCCAAGTTGCCGCTATGACCTCATACGAAGCATATCAATTGCTTCGGGCATTAACGCAACACTTTACGACTAAGTCGTATGACTTCATCAAATATAGAGGAAAAACAAACTGCAATCCTGCGGCGTTTGATATTCGCAAGGATAAGCACATGTATTACAGAATCTCAAAAATACCCGATCTGCAAGGATACATAATTGCAAATTTACTTGCAAACAATGTGAAATGGGTTGGAGATTTAGTTGACAATGATGCAGAAGCTTGTTATGTTGAATATACAAAACGAATTCAGTCATTGACATACGTATTTCGTTCTGAGATTGCTAAACTTGACTCTAATTTCGATGCGAACTTCAAGGTTGTATCTGGACAACATCCTGTTGCTTTCAAATTATACAATCGTAAACAAATTTCAATTGAGACTCTAATCATTCTCAATGAAATACTGGGATTCTTCGACCACTGGAATAAGGAAATCGTTGACCCAGTAGTATGGCCTGGTGTATATCTAAAGTGTATGAAGTATAAGCCCTTCATGCCCTCGTTTGATTTGCCCAAGCTAAAGACCATCCTTCGGGATAATTACACATAACATACACACATACACAAAATATGGAGAACACTATGTCATTTGCAGATATGAAGCGCAACGCGCAATCAAATCTTGAGAAACTAACAAGCGAGCTAGAAAAGCTCTCAGGTCCGTCATATTCGAATGACGACGAGAATACCTGGTATCCTGCGGTCGATAAGGCTGGTAATGGTTACGCAGTTATTCGTTTCCTTCCTGCGCCGCAGGGCGAGGATGTGCCATTCGTTCGCCTTTGGTCCCATGGGTTCAAGGGTGCTGGTGGGTGGTATATCGAAAACTCACTGACTACTCTCGATAAACCAGATCCTGTCTCGGAATATAACACGGGACTGTGGAATTCTGGCATCGAGGCGAACAAGAAGTTTGTCAGTGGCACCGGGAAAGACAATCCTGGTTCGAAGCGTCAGCTCAACTACTACTCAAACATTCTTGTCATTCAAGACCCAGCAAATCCTGAAAATGAAGGAAAGGTTTTTCTTTACAAGTATGGCGCCAAGGTCTTTGAAAAGATCAAGGAGGCGATGAACCCGACATTCCCGGGTGAGGTGCCGATCAATCCTTTCGACTTCTGGGTCGGGGCTAATTTCCGCCTGAAGATTCGAAATGTTGAGGGATATCGTAACTACGACTCTTCGAAGTTCGATGACCCCGCACCGCTGTCTTCTGACGATGCTGAACTAGAAGGCATCTGGGCACGGCAATTCTCACTGAGTGAAATTGTTGCACCGTCTAAATTCAAATCGTATGACGATCTGAAGGCACGGCTCAACAAGGCTCTCGGCAACACAGCTGAGGATCCTTCTCGCTCGACAAGTGAGCGCCTGCCGACGACTCCTCCGCCGTCAATCAAATCCGCTGCTGCACCTCGCAGTGACGATGATGACCCGGACCTAGATTTCTTTAAGAGACTAGCAGACGAGGACTAGATGAAATGGGGGCTTCGGCCCCCATTTTGTTATCCCGGAATGAAAGTGCGCACTAAATCGAAACCGACGGTGTGTTGAGATAGGGGCGTAAAGGTCCCTGTATTCGTTTGTGACGAAAGAAGATCGGCGCGCAAAGGTCCTCTACCATTGAATGTGTCGGGTCTACTAGCGTTTCTAGCGGGCCGAGGTGCCGCAGCAGGGCCTATAGACGTTGTTCTAGGATTCAAACGCATTTGATCAGCAGTTGCTCTTGCGCCAACTGGTTCAATGTGCCACGGTTCATGGTTCATCGGAAATGTCAACCCGAACCTACTTGCGTTAGTGTGCGCCCACATTTTCGACGCGCGAGCACTCTGTGAACCTTGGCCGCGTGAGTCTTGATTTAATCCATACTTCAGGTCGACCGCCAAACCGAAATTGTGTCGCGATCTACCTGGAGGCGCAACCCACTTTCTTGCTTCCGTTTCAGATCCATATTCAATCACCGCCGCCCGATACAATTGTGCTTGCCGTTCTATTGAACGATAGCCTGAGAAAATTTTAATAGTTTGTCCTGCTTGAGCCCCAGCATACAAAAATCCTGCCATTTGCTGTGCAAAGGGCCCGTGCAATCCTGAAATGTGATCTGATGTGTTGATATTGTATTGGCCCAGGATACTTAGAGTGGAAGCGCCCGGTGGAATTCTTTCTGCCTCTAAATCACTTCCGCTTTCTGTATAACCGCTTTCATCAAAAACAGGAGTGTCTGCCCCCGTAAATCGATCAGGTGAGTATCTACGAGAAAACGCATTAACTTTTGCCAGGTTCTCTCTACCAAAAGCAGACCCTTCACTAAATCCTATGCGGCCGCCCGTGAGGTCTGTTACTATTCTGTTAGCATCTAATTGGTTCCTGGCAGTTTTTGGCACGGTCATACCACTGGTTTCATAGTATGCGAAGAAAGCTTCTGCAGCAGTGCCTGGATTATTTAGTGCATTAGGATTGCCGATCAAATCCTGCCCAATCGCGCGTCCCACTCTTTCATAAGTTGCTCGACCGGTTATCTGGTTGAACCCGCGTCCTCGATATCGGAAGCCGTCATCGCCTCCCCTATTGCCGTTTGTGCGGGCATACACATGGTTAGCAAAGGCGCGAGGATCAGTTAGGTGAGGTGACGGTGCTCTGGCGCCAAATACTTCCCTAGCCCGCTCAGCACTGTAATTCATGCTTTCAGGCACAGGTCTTAAACCTGATTCTTTTTGTGCCAGCGCAACCATAGCGATTGCCATGTAGTCATCATACCCACGATCTTTGGCGGCATGGTATATGACACCGGCGTTATCATTAACACTAGCGCCTTGCATATTGTATGCTATATCATCCATAAAATTGCGACCAGCGTCACCCAAGGAGCTGAAACCTTCTCGAATGAAGTCAGAAACGCCCCTGAATGTGTTTCCGAGCCACGTGGCCAAACCAGCACCCATACCACCAGACGGCAACCTGCCTTCGGCTATATCTTGACGACGCTTTTCTTCAGCATCAGTTTTCACTTTAACTGCATCTGCTTGACGACTTGTCGCTTGCTGCTGTTCTTTTGCCGCTGCAGTATTTGTTGCAACCGGTGCGGGTGCAGGTGCTGCTTGGGCTTGTCCGCCAAACATCACAGCGCCGCCAACTGCCAATGCAGCCACCGCAGCGGTCCCAGCAATCGTACCGCCGATATTTCCGCCCGTGTTTTGTGGCGCCCCTGTGCCTGTTCCTATTCCATTAGCGGCTATTGTTGCTGTGAGTTCATCAAGTTGGTTAGTAATTTCAGGCAGTCTCGACGCCAGATAATCGCCGATATCGTCGCCAGATCGTCCGATTGCAGACCCAACTTTGCCTTCAATCATATCCTCTTTACGAACAGTCGCTTTTGAGGATATGTTGTGATCATAAATTGTATCGATGTTTTTGGTGTATGCATCGATTCTTTTGAATTGTGCGGTCAGGTCCGTCAGAGAACCCGATAGTGCCGACAGTGTGGGTTTATCGACATTTGAAGAAGAGTCTTCGTTTGTCGTTTCGTTATTATTGTTTTCTTCTTCTCTAGCCTTCTTCTCCGCAGCCAATTCGTTTAGAAGTTGTGGCAAATTCAACCCGAACATTCCTGTGAAGGCCGATGCTGATACTAACCCAGCGCCTTTGATCAACTTTTTCAATTTTGATTGTTTTACGTCTTTTTCCATGATTTATCCGAAAAACATCAACTGAGGTAGCAAGTTGTCAGCGTTTCTATATGTGGGATCGGGCACATTGCCTTGCCCAGTATACCCCGCTCGGGTTGTCATAGCCCCCATCGATGGTTGAGCTCGAGGCACAAAAGAACTGAGCTCTTGCATTCCTGCGCCGGGTTCGTTTGCTTGTAATGCTGCGGATTCAAGCATTTCACCTGACATAGTGCTGGACGGAGGGACCGGCGTAGCAGGTGCAGCAGGGGTGGCGCTGCTAACAGCGGGTATATTGGGCGCAGAAGGCATAGCGCCGCCTGTAGCGGGCGCAGAACTAGTTGCAGCGGGTGCAGCGCTGCCTGTAGCGGGTGCAGAAGGCACTACACTGCCTGCAGCAGGCGCAGAGCCGCCAGTAGCAGTCGCCGCAGCGCTTGAAGCAGGAGCAGCGGATCCTCCGCCGCCCGACGCGGTTTGTTGTCTCTGTGAAGCCCCGCCGCCAGTTTGTTGTCGCACAGCATTCGGTGCAGGGGGTGCTTGCGTTTGTGTGGGTGGGGTTCTAGGTGTCAGTTGCTCGAGCTCGCTAGGTGACGGCGGCGCACTCGATTCCGGCATTTCCACTTGCGGGCTGATGATTTCCGCTGCTGTGCTCTTTACAGCATCCATTATTTCAGGGAACCGTGAAGCAAATTCAGGATCCTGTTCGGGGAATACGCCGTAAACACCTTGATATATTTCTCTAGCCACACTCGCAAGGAACGCAGGAATGGCTGTAACAGGCCCACCCAATCCTGATGCGGCATTGAGCCCCGCACCAACAAAGTCTCCCTTTAGCAAACTGTCTACGGCAAATCCTAATCCGACAACGGTGCCGACCAGCGGAATACTCTTCAGCGCAGTTTTACCAAGGCCTTTCATAATGATCGGTCTTGCCAACCTTCGGATAGTGGCTCGCATACCTGTGGAGGTAGAACCTGTTCTTGCTGCGACCCGCCCGCCTGTTGCGATTGCCGAGCCGATATTTCTACTAGCTTGTCCGATTCTGCCGAGACCAGGCAGCGCGCGGCCGATGCCTCTTCTTGCGACTGCAGCTATGCCGGCAATACCAGCACCCGTCGCTGCTGCAGTTCCGAGCCCCCC